AACATCTCAGCCTCGGCATACTTGTTATATTTATCTGACATCTCATAGCAAGCCGTAGCGTAACTGCTTTTCTCAGTAGCAATAAATATAAAGTTTGTAGTTGGATAGCCGCACAACTTTAAGACGTATCGATAGAAACATGCCTGCAAATCATAGCGGAAATTTCTCACAGCCTTATCAAAGCCGCGATAGGATGCGTCCAAGCATGACTTTAGGTCTATTACTATGCCAGCTTCTTTTAACAACCCATCAGGTCTGCACTTCAGCTCTAATCCAGTTTCTGGACACGTTGCTATGAAACTGTATTCAGCCAGCAGATCTTCATTAGTTAGTAAGTTTCTCGCCATTTTATTTTTTAAACAACCTTGACGCATTTCCTGACACTGCCAGAATTCACCCTCTGGAAGTAGTATCTGGTCATCTTGGAGTAACTCTTCTTGCTCTTTCCAAGCCTTACTGCCACGCCGAGATAATTCAGAATTAATGACAAGGTTTTTCTCTGGCTCTAGCACCATAGCATGAAATGCAGATCCCAGCACCATCGCTGGCGTGGAGCTAAACTTGGCATTCTTCCAATGGTATAATGATGACGTTGCAACTGCTTTCACAGCGCTTGATGAGATTGCAGGCATTTCGTGATATGCCTTATTCGATAATAATTCACTTGGTATTATTTGCATTTGTATTCTCCTAATTTACTTGTTTAAAACTTCTGCACCATAAAGCGCAATGAGTGCCGCCTCAGCTCTGCCATCATCTTTCTTTCTGGCAAACTTATCAGCATGGTCTGGAAATCTCTGCATCGCCAACTGTCGGCTGGTATCCTTATCAGATGACAGGCCAAAGTGTTTCTTCCATTTCTGAGGCGTCACTAAATGCATTGGCGTTTTGTTAGCCGCCACACATGCAAGCAAAGATCCGTAACCCATGCCAAATCTAAACGTGGCAACTGAAGATTGATTTGGCCTCGATGCCACTTGCTCAATCACAGCCATTCTTAACTTTGCCTCTGGCTCAAAAATATGCAGGAGCGTGTATATATCAACTTCCGTTTTATTTTTAGAGTTAAGCACTGTCGGCATATCGACGACATCCAGATCTTTAGTGCGCGTGCAGTAATGTGCAATCGCCCCAGAGAAACCGCAATCAACACCAATGACTATCATTCCACAACCTGTATATTGTCAGCGTCAGATGCCTCTGGCTTGGCAACTTCAACGCCAGCCTTTGTCGCCGCCACAATAGATGACATCCTAACAAATGCGCTAAAACTTAGACCCGACTTATTGGCGGCCTCTGAAATGGCGTCATGTTGCGCTCCACTAAAATTAATTAATACTCTCTTATCAACCATTTTGTTCTCCTTGGTTTAATTATCTAAGCATAGCAGTTATTCAGATGGCGTCAACAACATAATGATATATATAAGATATATTTTCCGCTTGACCCTATCTGAATACCTGATATATTGAGTGAATAAATACAAACACAAATGGAGAATACAAAATGAAAATTACAGTACAACATGCAAATCGTAACCGCGAAACTGGTAATATTGAAGAATTTACATCAGTTGCAGAAGTGCAAATCCCAGACGAATTATCTGATTATGATAAAACTACTGAGGCTCTTGAATATGCATATCGCTGGACAAATAACATTGAGGGATCTTGGTCTATCGGGCTTTCTGTATTTACTATCCCAGATGGTAGCAGAGTTATAAATGGTGATTTTAATAAAGATGTTACTGCATTACAGCATAGGGAAGATGGTTTAGGTCTGCGATCTACAATGGCGTTTGATAGGTTTATTGTTGATGGTCAAAGTGAAGATGGGTCAGTAGTTCCAGAATACAGAAGAGTTTTTGAATGTGCATTTGTTGGCTTCAAAGAATTACAAGTTGAGGAGACAGTATAATAGAATAGGCGGTAAGCGCCTAAAGGGACGTTCTGGGTAGCACCAGATAGTATGGGTCAGCAAATCCCATATGATGAGAAGTGATGTAGCAGTCACAACAAAAGGCTCGATAGAAGTATCTCGGCACGCAATTGTCGTTAGCGAGCGAAGGCGGAGTTATCCAAAGGATATTAAACGTACTACAATATCTGACGTTGAGAACCTTCCTCGCATTTGCACCATTATGATATATAAATGATATATTTAGTGCTTGACCCTATCTGAATACCTGATATATTGAGTGAATAAACACAAACACAAATGGAGAATATATAATGACAAAATATGTGGTAGTTGCAGAGCTAATTATTGCTAATCAAACAAAATTAGGTTTTGAATTTAAGTCAAAATTTGTTTCTAATTATTTAGATGTATCAACTAAAGATAATCCTAATAAACCTTTAATTGCGATTTATGGTGAAGAGCCAAAATTGTTTGACGATATTACTTCTGCGGACGCATTTGCAAAAAGGTTGCGTAGGTATAGATATGATGGTCATCAAATTACAGTAGCTTCGTTTGAGGCTGTTGAATATACTGAGGTGGCGGCATGAATATCACAATGATCAAAGATGGATTGGCTATGGCACTGTTTGCCCTAGCCTGCATTCACCTTCCAGAGATTATAGTTTTTCTGGATACAATTATTAACGCAAACTTAGGAGAATAAAATGCGATTATATACTACACCAAAAGGCCAGTGGGCTGGCACACAAGCTGATGCAAAAAAGCTGGGAGCATACATGGAATATGATGTTCCTACTAACAAATCAGGATTGATGGATTTCTTGAATAGGCATGGGGTAAACGAATACACTGTGAGGGGCTACAGTAAGCCGCTTGAGGAAAACCCTCAGCCAGCAGTTAAGAGCATTGTCACCCATAGGGAAAGTACTTGGCATAATATCAATCGCGTGGCTGAGGAAGCTCCACTGTCAGAGCTGACAACTGCCATGAATATTATCATGCTCAGAATACAAGAGCATTTGGAAGAGGGGGTGAAGTGATGGAAACACTAATTATCAAATCAATTCATGAGCATGGCTTCGGCTTTGCTTACTTACAATCAACACATGATGAGGTATTTCTGCCAAAGAAAATCTTAGAAGGCGCTGGTATCACATATTTGAAGCCAGCCGATAAATTAATTGCTAAGGTTATCCCTAACTTTAAAGATAAGCTCGATGGCGGATGTAAATATATTTGCACTGAAATAGGCTATGCTCATAAAATCGAAAAGGATTTTAGCAAAGATATTCAGTTATTTAAAGAATGTCAGTCTGCAATAAGGTTTATTCGCAAATCAGATGAGGAAGAATTAAGGGAATATTTACCTAAAATACTTTATGATTTTGCACCTGACCGATTTAACCAGTTGTTTTCAAGAGTTCATATAGGTGATTTTAGACAACGCCAGTGCGTGCGTGTCAGGAATTTATTAGAGTTAGAATTTTTGAGTAAAGGGAAAACTGTAATTTGCAATTACGATTTGGCAATAAAGTCGCCTGCTTTCTTTTTGCGCGTTCCAAACTTTGGCAGATCCTCACTAGGTATAATAGAAACATATTTAGCTAAATTTAATTTAGATTTAAGTACATCAATAGAAGAAATTAAACAAAACTCAATAAGAGATATTGGTGATTATCTTGATGAGCAATTAGCACACTTGTGGGAAGGGGAATAACATGACATTTTACACAACGCTCGTTTTAACGTATGTCATTGGCGGCGTCGAATTACAGGATACCACGTTATACCGCAGTGCGCGTGAATGTGGTGACGCATTGCCAGCAGTTTACAAGCCATATGAGAAGATGGATAGTATGGCTCAGTGCATCGAAACTAACCACATTAGCTCGTTATTTATTGTTCCAAAGCTCAGACCGAAAGGATTATCCAATGGTAAGTAAATATTATCCATGCCCAGAATGCGATGGCGCTGGCGAAACACTATTCGAAAAAGATTATAATATCTTTCATGAAACTTACTTGTATGAGAAAGCTGATTGTAAAAACTGTGCTGGCACTGGTTTAATTTTACCAGAGATGCCAGAAAAAACCAGCAGGCTAATACCAGCTCTCGATGATCAAGGAAAATTTGTAAGGCGTGAAAATGATGAATGAGGAGAACGTAAATGAACACCAAAGATTGCTACAAAGCGATAACAAGGTTAATAAAGCTCAACGAGGCAGTTCAGGAAGACCTGAAGGGCAAGGAAGTGAGAACGAGGAGCTTCTACATCTGGATGATGCAAGAGCAATTGGCGATCCTCAACAATGTCGAACACCAGCTTTCGCTTATGCGTCGAAAGAACAAGTTGCCCAAGCAATGAGGGATGAGCCTACACATAAATATGAAATTATGTATTCCCACTTGCTATACAATTTTGAGAAAGAGCAGATCAAACGTGGCCTCAGAAATAACATTAATAAAACTTTTGATAGGCCACGTCAGATTACAGTCAATAAGGCGTCACACAAAAACTTTGTGACTGACAATGATTTAAGGAAAATTAAGCCTATACCTCAAAAAAAGTACGACGCTATTCTAAAGCATATGCAGAGCTACAAAAGATACACGACTACAATGATCGCGTTAAGCACTGGTGTGGGTGTGTCTGATATAGCGTGGACGCTTAACGTCATGTATCGTCAGAAATTAGTAGATCGTGCTTACGAAAAGACTACGCCCATCATTGGTAACGCTGGCGCAAAGTCTCTGCGTTACGTTTACTTCAAGAAAAGATAAATATATCGTGTGGGCAAATCATGCCCGAATTGCCCACACGCCTAAATAAATCTAACAGCGCAAATCATCAAGAAGTTTATTTAATCTATGAAGCTGTTTATTACTTGATTTAATAATTTTTCTTCATCTACAAATTGATCTGGATACAAACGTGTTGACGTTTTCTTTATTATGGGATCGTCACCTCTAGCCCAGTAAATCTTTTTTATATCATACGCCACCAAAGCATACATATCGGATTTTTTATTATCTCCAAGGGGCTGTGTATTCCACCTATACTGCCGCGCATTTCCTGTTTTCTTGCTGGCTGTTTTGACCTGTAGTGTCAGTAATTTACCGCTCGGCGTTTTCAAGTATGCATCATCTATTTCATGTTGGACTAAGATGCAGGAGATGCCAGCGAATGATAATCTTGATAGAGCTAGAAATTCACCAGCTCTACCAATTTTATTATTATGTGTTGAGCCACTCATAAATCTTTTTTGTCTCGCCAGTTCTATCTACAAGCCCATGAGTGCCACCATTGACCCGACGTGTGATTTTTAAAATTGTCTCGTCGTTAACACCATCGTCTGCGATGTTAAATAATTTGTTATTTTTGAAAAACCACAGTGCAGTATCAAATGCGTAATCTGTAGCCACCAGATCTGGGTCTGTCATAATCTCAGGTAAGCCCATATCAGAACTAAATGCCCTATAATTATTCTTTCCTGTTAATTGCAGAAATCCACGACCAATGTAAGTTGAACCATCAGTCTCTGTATTATTACCCATGCGACCACCATAAACCTTATCGGCTAGTGCTGATGGGTTTCGAGAATATCCCTCGCAGGACGCCAGATCAGGAAATCGGCTAGGCCAGACGCGCATCATACTTTCGGCACTGTAGTTCAGATTTTCTCTTGTATGCCGCCAGTGACCGCTCTCATGGCTCGCCTGACCCATTAGGTGCGCGGCTCTTTCATTTGATAGCTCGTAGTGTTGGGCAATGGCCTTAGCCGTGTTTTTGCCAAAATGTCCGTCAGCGCCTGCTCCAACTTTTTCTTGGAGCTTTTTCATTGCTTCACTCATAATTATGCCTTTTTAGTTTTACGTTTAGTTGGCTTTTTCTTCGCGGTTTTTGCCGCTTGCTTAAACGCCTTGTTTGTTGGAGCGCCTTTAGCGCCTTTTTTACGCATTGTTTCACCACTGCCAGCTTTGATACGCTTTCGCTTTTTGTGGATGTTTTCATATAATGACATTATTTTTTACCCCCAAAATATTTACTTACACCACGCATTCCTATGCTGGCACTCACGATACCACCAAGGGAATATTGATACCACGCTGGCATATTTGTTAAAGCGGCAAATCCATCCTGCACGATCTGATTTCCCCAATCGCCACAGAATGCCAGAATAAGGGGTATGCTAAACAGCAATGTAATCCACTCGTCCTTCCAGCTATTCTCAGTAGCTTTCATGGCGGCAATATCCCAATCGATTTCGCCTGTAGCTATTTTCATTTTAGTTTGCGCCTCTGCTTTTTTCACAGCAGTTTTGCCTTCGATCATAGTGCCAGCAAGATCTGCGACTTGACCTATCAATCCTAATCCAATCATTTATCCTTACCTTTCGCTAAAGCATTTGCCCCAAAAAACACAGATACCAAAGCCGCCACCGATACAAAATAAATTGAGGCCATCGATCCTAATATTTTTGCGGCTTCAGTTAATCCTAAAATTTCTGCGCCAATCACGGCAAATGGATAGAGTAGCATTCCAAACAATGCGAACCAACTCATTGACCTAATCGTGTCCCTTTGCATATCCTCATCCTGCATTCGTAAGCGCCTGTCTTCTAGAGCCATGCGATCCCATTCAGCCTGATCAATTGATCCATTTCCATCTACATCAAATTTTTTAAATTCATCCATATTAATCCGCCAGAGGGTTATCCAGCGCCCTTTGTAGTTTGCCCATTAATTTATCTTCCAGCTCTTTCATTTCGCCGCTTTGTGAAACTCTAACACGTTCTCGTTGATTTTCAAAGCGCACCTCAGCCTTGTCAATCATCTCTCTAACGCTATCTTCAGATTTTCTTACCATATCCTCTATCCTGTCAACTTGACCCTCAAGCCGCAACAGGTCATCCTTCAGCCCATTTTTAATATCACGGCTGTACTCGACGCTTTCTTCGACCTTCTCGGATATACCTGTAACCTTAGCATCCATCACATCCATTTGCTGTTGATATGCGGATATGTCTAAATTAGCCAGCTCTTCGATCTTCTGCCACATTAGTAAGCCGCCATATAATCCAGATCCTACTGTAGACAGGAACGCAAATATTGCTAGTATAGAGCCAGCCGTCAACTTCATGCCCCCAGTCTTGAGTTGGCGGTCAGCTAAACCATCAATGCCATCTGCGATTTTTGTTGTATCGACCATTAGTTCTCAAATTCCATTTCTGAAGATTGCAGATTTTTCATGGCATTCAGCTCTTCCTGCAACATGCGTATTTCCATTTTGCGCTGTAACAGCTCAACCTCAAATAATTTTTGGCATTCAATGCGTTTCTTTGGTGCATTTAGTGGAATAACAATGCGTGCATAAATACCAATATCTTTGCCTCTGGCATTCGTATCAAGCCCAGAGATTAGTCCAGTTAATCCATATTCCAGCAGTGTAGAGCCTGAGATAGAGTTCGAGCATTCTATGCTACCAGACCTTATCCTGTCAGATTGAGTATTAATGTTAGGCGTTGGTAGCGCCAGAGATAGCGACGAGCTGTCAGCTAATGCATTGCCAGCAATTAAGGATAGAATGATTGCATATTTCATTTAGTTTCCTCCATAATTTTTGAACACACCATAGACCTGACAAACGGCTTAGAACCTCGCTCTTTCATTGTCTTCGAGATGGTGCATATATATTGAGCCTCGTCCAGATCGCTCTTCCTAACGTATACAGCAAAGTTTTTTCTAGTTTGGTAATCAACCTTTATTATCCTATGCCGTGTAGAAAATGGAAGTCCCACAAAATTTTTATCAAATAGTGCTATTCTATAATATTTGACGCGCTCTCTCTGGTTAAATATAGACAGCTCAAATTTTACTACATTTTTGACTGTAGAATACTTCATTTTTGGGTAAGCTGGGGTCTGTTCGTGAGCAGATACGCCAGACCCCAATAACGTAATGATTACAAGTGCTTTTAATTTGGAATACATGATGCAGTAGTTTGAGCAATATAAGTTCCACCTGTAAACGGCTTATTGCTTCCGCCGCCATACTCAGCGACACTTGATATAGCAAACCAAGTCGATCCAGCAGTCGTTAATGAATACGATGTAGTAGACCCAGAAACAGTTTTAGCGCTGTCATAGCCTGACATACCAGCGTCACTCGTATTGCTCACTGCAACCGATCCTGTCCACGTTACAACGTCATTTAGAGATGGTGATGACGTAAAACTTGTTGGATATGTGATGTTGGCTGTGTAGCTGTTTGCAATAGCCACATCTATGCGGATCTCTGGAAGTATACCACCATCAGAAACGGCTGTTGATAATTTGCTGGGTGTTGGGTTTCCGTATGCGCCAGTTTTCGTTGTCTGGATCACACACTTTGCCGCCACATTGCCGACAATATCCACATTATTTGCAAGAGCTGGTGAAGCCAGTGCTAGCATCGGTATTAAATATTTCATATTAACCTCACTTATTGTACTGCATGTCTACCATTTGTTCATGCTTTAGTTGTTGTGCCAAATTAGCCCTTAAAGCTCTTTTGTTATCTGGCATTTGTTTTTGACTTAACTTATGCTTATCTTTGTATATACCACCATTTAACTTGAGATCATAGTACGTTTGCAAATTGGTTTGATTGTTGATCATGTTAATAAGCTCGTTTTGATTATAATCTTGAAACATAGTCAATGCATTCTCAGCAGACATTAGACCCAGTTCTATTTTAGTTGGCTTTTTATCATCTTCGTTATCCTCTGGGATCTTGGCTTCGTCTGGGTATTCGTATTCTTCCTCTTCAATTGCATCGACAACTGCGTCGTCTTCTAATGCATTATAAACCTCAACCTCTGGGATCTCTGGGATAGGTTTCTTATACCCAGCGCAACTTGGATTAAGCTGTGGGTCATAGCATTCGTCAACGCGAAATGTATATACAACTGTAGCATCCTTAACAGTTCCATCACCTTCCACTGTGATAGACCCATCACCCCAGCTTTCTAATGGAATATTATTTAATGGAAATGATTTCGTGATTGTATTTGATGGAACGCCTGACCAGTCGTCAGTTTCCTTGAATAAGTAACCATCGCCGCCAAAGTTTAGATTGCCCACAGTAACCTTCATGTCCGCGTCTGTTTCTTTTTCTGTGGTGTATCTGTAAATCAGGCCATTTATATCTACGCCACCAATTGATGGTAAGACAGATGACATACTCCAGCTCAATCCATTTTTGGCGGCATTGGTACTCGCCCAATAGCTGTATGGATCGGCGTTAGAGTAAGAGTAACATAAACAAAGTGCCAATGATAACACCCAGCCCAATTTTTGTTTCAGCTTGTTCATCAAAAAGCCTTTCTACTAGATTTTTCTGGTCTTCACTTATGCGAGCTTCCACAGCTTTCATTTCCCATTCAAGTCTGGCCTCATCGCCTATTTTTCCATTAATTGGGCAGGGCGTGCCAGCGTTTTTCATTGCCTCTTTGACCCTATCATCGGCACATAATAGTGACACACTAGCAACACGCATGCCTAAATCGCTCAGTAGTTTACTTGCCCTAATACGCTCACAGTTCAAGTCCTTTACAGTCTTGCCGCCAGAGATGCCTAATATCTGCGTCTGCACTGCACCTGAGATCCCCACGACACACAAATCAGATCCACTTGTGCTAACTTGTGGCGATATCGCTGATGGTGGTGGGCTTTGTATAGTTGTATCCATAGACCCACTGGAATTAATATTGGTATTCGTATTTATTGTGTTATCTTCAGCATAAGAAAAACTGCCGAAAACAATGAAAAATACAATTATAAAAAAACGTAGCATTTTACTTCCGTTCTAATATGCGATCCATCTTTGCGTCTATTGCGTCTAATCTGCCAAACAATCTATTCATTGACGCACTGCTATCAACTTTGGTCACATATTCCTCTCGCGTTCTGTTCAACAGAATTTGTAATCTATTCAACTCTAGAACATATCCGCGTAAAACAAAACCCACAAACGCCAGCGCGAATGTGAGCGTGCCACTCCATAGGTCTGTCATTTCCATCAGTATTTCCCCTGCCATACACGTAAGTCAGCAAATTCGCCTGACATCATTTTCTTTCGGACAACTTCTTGAGCCGCTTGTGTGTCGCTCCATTTAACGCCAGCTTCTTTCAACCAAACGCCAATTAAAGCCGCATCAACTTGTGCAATTAACTTATAATCAGACCCAAAGTTATTGCCTGTATTTTGTCGAGCGTATTCAGCGTCACGCATCATTTGGCTACCATCAAACGTGCGCTTTATATTAATTTCGCCGTTGTCGGATATTTCAATTCTTTCGCCTATTTTTGTGCTTGCCATATTATGCTCTTTTAGATTTAGTGCCAGAACATTTCCAGCGTTTACGTGATAAATTCAATGGGCTATTTGGATTTTTAGCCGCTTTCGGGGATCTCTTCTTTTGACCAGCAGATCGAGCGCAGTATGCGTCACCCTTTTTTGTGCCAGCTCTTACCCTTGGCTTACCATCACTCGCTAGGCCAGCTTGTCCGTAGCTAACTTTCCTGCCATTAACTATTTTAGCCTTTGCTTTGCCTTTGCGTGGTGTTGCCATTATTCTTTTTCCCATGCCTCATTAATATTTGGGGTACTTGGATCATCGGCTTTTAATGTGCCATTTTTATTTCGTGCGCGCTTAACTTTTGTAGCCGCTTTCTTTAACACTGTCTCGCCCTGCAATGCGCCTTTGCGAGAAGCGTTAATTGATTTAATTTCTGCGTCAGGTAGCTCAACAATATCACCCTCAACATGCTTGCCAGCAGAGGTAAAAATATTTGGAACTTTTACTGTAACTTTAGCCATTCTATATCTCCTAAAATAAATAAGGGGGGTTTCCCCCCCTTACTATAGTTGTTTTATGAAGTTGTGCAATCAGCTACCATGCCGTTTGCCGCTTCAGATTTACATACCAATGTTAGTTCAGTGGTTAATTGTCTTTTCGAATTATCCCCTGTCTTGGCAAGTTCAACATTTCTCATTGGGCGTAGTGTAGCCACTTGCCATGTATCATCCTGCATGATGAATACGTCACGCGATCTGTTTTCCCTTGATGGTGTGAAGCTCACCTCACCGAATGGTGTCAGATATATAGATACTGAGTTAATTACACGCTCATCAGCACCTACCACGTTTGCACGTTGGTTGTTGTTACCAGTGAATGCTAATGCTTTGTTCATTTGGAACGCTGACAAGTAACAAGATTTAATTCCTGTTCCGCCATTTTCCCAAATGCCCTGCATTACTGTATCAAAGTTAGCTTGTGTAAAAGCCGCCTGAGTACCATCAGTACGTGCATCTGTACCATCACCAGTAGCGTCTGAACCACCAGATCCTGCAACAGTGTTTGATGTCAACCATGTTGGTGCGCCAGCAAGCTCACGCGCCGCAGTTGAAGATCCAGTCACTTTTGCATTGTTATCGAAAAGAGCCTTTTCAATGTCCAATTTCATAGCTTTACCAGCCTTGAGGATTTGATAACTCATCTCCTTTGCCTTGGCTACTTTTGAAAGACCTTCATCAGTATCGGAGATAACAATTGCATCTTTAAAAATTTGCGTTCTATTGTTAAGGCGAGTAACACCAGATACTGCTGTTGCCACACTATCGTCACCCTCAATATGGGCATTTGAAGCGCTTGATCTTAATGTATCTGTTGACCATTCATGCAAAGTTGACTTTGCAGTTGTCTTTTGAGACTTACTCATGAATGGGACTTCATCTGGTGAAATGTTATAAATAATATCTTGGATGTCCTCTTTGATACTATTTACGTTGTCATACGAGTCGTATGTATTGCTTGGCTGTGCCATTTTATTGTGTCCTTTCAGAGACTTAGAAGACTAACTAATCGTTAATCATTGTTTAACATCAGGCTCAATGCGTCATTGATTGAACCTGTTTTCATTAAGCGCTGTTGCGCCTTTTGTCGCTCCGCTTCCGCGCCAGTTGATTTTCGCTTCTTTACGCCAGACTTAACGACAGGACGAGCTTTCTCGCCTTTTGCCTGCGTGGCCTTACGCTTAGATTTCAGCTCCCGATATTTCCTCGCATCGTTCAATGCCTCGATATATCTCGCGTCAGTTACCATAGACATTTCGTCTTCAGTAAATCCGTAAGCTACACCAGTTTGAACTAGCGATTGTTTTAATGCTTCACCCTTAACAGGATCTGCAATCTCTGGGATACGCTTTCTAAGCACCTCGGCCTGCTCTTGCAGATACGACTGGTGCGCCTGCGCCTGAGCTTGCTGTTGTTGCTGTTGTAAAGTTTGAACCTGATACATTGACTGATCGTATGTAGTCTTCGCCTCGTCGTACTTCATTTTTTGTTCCATGTATCCGATTGGATCACTTTCAAAAAGTTCAGAGCTAGGGGGCGTAGGTGCTACCAACGATCCATTTTGTATCTGGCTTGCTAGACCAAGAGCTTGCGCTTCTCGCTTCGCTATTTCGGCTTCTTTCTGATCAAACTGCTTTCGCAATTGGGCTATTTCTTGAAACCTTTTGTTAATCGCCTTCTGTCCTGCGGCGTCACGTTGTAACTCAGCCTCTGTCCAATACTGCTTCTCTCCGTCTACTGTGACTTCGATCATTCTTTCTTGGTTTGGCTCAGTGTCATCTGCCTCTGGTTCTTCGTAGTCGATTTCGCTATCATCATCGCTGGATAGCTCTTCAGCGTCATTTGAACCCTCGTCTTCAGCTTCCATTTCTTCAGCTTCGCCGTCGCTAACTGCTTCCACTTGCTCTGGAGCTTCGTCCAAATTTTGTTCCTGATCATTTTCCGCGTCAGGTGTTACGATCATGCTGTCTACAGCTTCTTCTAGTGTAGTCGATGACATCGGTGCTACTTCCTTTGTTTATCAAGAATTACCTCTGCCGATATTGCGGCGTCGAGTGTAATTTCGATTTCGTTTAAAGCCCTCACTATTGAATGAGCTTCCTCACGCACATCTACGTCTGATGCACTACTTTCTGCGAAAATCTTCATTTGATCTTCACGAACATTCTTCACAAATTTTTGAAAAGCCGTATCGTTTTTTAAACGTCTGGCCTCTTCAGCTTCTATTCTTATAACTTGCGCCATTATGACATATTCCCTTGTGCAATGCCACCAATCATGCGGTTTTTATCTTGCTCTGATTTAACTCTGGCAACGTCTACTTTAGTGCCATATTCGCCGTAAATCTTGGCGGCGTCTACAAGTAAATCTTGCGCCATTTGATCGCGCTTCAAGTCATCTGCCTGAGCATTCTTAGCCATGTCCATTTGCAACTTGGCGGCGTCGGATTGCATCTTAGCTTGCACTTTCATTTGCTCTGCCTGCAAGAATGCGGCGTTTGGATCTTGTGCTTGACCCTGAGCCTCTTGTGCCGCCTGCTGTTGCTGTAGCATTTGCATTTCGATTTCTTCAGTTATTGGTGCAAAATATCTGTCAGCATTTCTTATGCCAGCAACTGCCAACTGATCAGCTAATGTGTTTCGAATATTGGTCATCGACACTAAACCATTCTGAGCGCCATATGTCTGATAAACCATAGTCTGCATTTGTAATGCTTGGTTTAATGCCATTGCTTTTTCCTCTTCCCTACCAGTGCCTAATCCGACGTTAATCATCACGTCCATTGAGCCGTCCCAGATACGCGGATCTACAGGCACAAATGAGCCGTTCATTCTCATCATCTGCTCTTCGTCAATATTCTTGTGCGTCAGGCGCAACATAAGGCCAAACAGATCCTTCATGCCATCTGCAAGGTTTCTCACCATTACTTCAGTTTGACCAGCTCCAGCCTGTATTGTGGCCTGCACAGCCGCCTTAGTAGTAGACTGCATTGCATCTGGGTCTAGCCCCATAGAGGCTCTGGAGACGCCTGTTTTGCTCTCTACAAGCCCATCTAAGTAAGTTAATGCACTTAATGTCTGCCCAGCGTGAAATGGCACTGATAAATCCTGCACTTGACCCATTTGTTGCATACGCACAATTGAGCCAATTTCATTGTTTAGCAAGTCTTCAATATTAACGCCAGATGTCACTGCCATGCGTGGATTGTTTGTCATTGCCACGTTATCTAATATACCACGTAAAACTGATGTCGCCGCATCCTGATCATCCATAACAATCTCAGCTAGGGATCTGCCGTAGAAAGTGTGTGGCTCTGGATCTATCTCAAATTTAGCAAATGGGCATTCGTCACACGGCTCTAAATCAAGCAACTTATACTTTGTGCCGCCACAAGTTATTTTGTGTAAAATTGGTACGCCAGTTCCGTCCGCATCAATACGCATATATGCTTGGGTGATTGTCACGTTTTTCATTGCTGGGTCTGATGGATCTTCGTCACTAAAATCAGTGTCATATCCACGTCTAGCAAATTCCTCGCTAGATGACGTATCGCCGCCACCATCGAAACTGTCCAATCCAAAAATTTCATCTGGGTCAAAGCCCATTGCGATTGCGTCACCAGCTCTCATCTCAGTTCTGTGAGCCACCACATACGCATCCTTTAGTGTACGTGCGTCACGACTAATGAAAAATTCCTCTGGTGGTACACTTTCAATACACAACTCGCCTTTTTCCTTTTGGCGGCTAATTTTTGCGCTGTGAATAGGCATCTGCATCTCCATGCCCATTTCATCAATCTCAATCGCCATTTCCACGCTGTGTTCCAACACTGTCACGTCATCTGCATCGATTAGGTATGTGTACTCATCGTCAGATAAATCTGTATATGTGAATATTTCAGCTTCTGGATATGTCATCCAATATGCCTTCACGATACCTTGCTTCTTAACAAGTGCATCTTGGAACGCATCGTTAATTACGCGATAACCATTTAATCTGGTAAATTCGTGGTGCATAAATTCTGTTGCTTGGTCTGCCATAGCCACATCTTCTGCGCCGCGTGGGATGTATTCCACTGGCTTTGCAGTGCTTAGGAATATACGCATTAAACTTGGTTTTACAGCTCTTACAGTGTCACGCACCTTTGTAGCCACAACGCTACTGCGACCAACTTCGTGGCCTAAGTGAACCTCACCATCGTAATATTCCTGAGCCTTAATTCTATCTTCAGCAATCTCGCCCTCGACAAAGGAAACTGCATCCTCAATGGCATCCGAAACTATACCCTCGATTTCAATTATAGATTTTGGTTTTAGTTCCATGTTTTTTCCTTAATTAATAATCAGCGACCAAAGAAGCCTAGAGCTTGTCTGCGTTTTTCTTCTATTAAATTTCTGCCTTCGTCGGTGGTAGCCGCAACTCCAGCAGTACCAGCAGACATTACGTTAGGCGGTATTTGACCAGTTGGATTAACAATGTTTCTAGCTTTTGCCCCTGCTCCCATGCCAGTAAATCCTTGAACAAATGGCGCATTCATAAGTGTCCTAGCTGTATTTGTTCTACCCAAAGCAGAAACTAATGTTTGCACTAAACCAGAGAAAGCTGGCGCAGTATTCGATGTATTTTTAGCACCACCTGTAGCTTTAGCTGATACAACTGCAAACTGATTAATTAGCTTAATATCTTCTGGCGAAAACAGAGCCTTTAACGCTGTTTGGTTTTTCTTCATTTTATTCCATTTGGTTAAAAATTTTGTTCCAGAAAATGTAACACCATCGACGCCTTCGCTACTCACGTCATCAACTAAATTTAGAAATGCCTCTTGCTTTATTGCGGCAAAATCTGATGGCGGTAATTGTTTTTTAAGCGCAATTAAATCTCTAGTAATATTTCCTGCCGACATTAATTTATTGTTTGATGCACCAAGTATATACTTAGCCGCGCCCTCTGGGGGTACAACTAGGGCTAATTCTTCGCCATCTCTGCCTTGTCTTGCAGTGAGTGTTTTTAATATACCACCCTTAGTATCCCACAATTTTTTAAATTCACTATAGTTTGAGATAGCCTTATTCCAAGCCGCAACAGTGTTTTGATCTCCTGCTATTAATGCCTCATCAGCATATTCTTTTAGTTTTTGATCAAATAAGTCTCTAGCTTTTTTACCAGCTCTAGCATCAACAGGATCACTAATATTATTAAACTGTGTCCGAATTGCAAACAGTTGTTGAATGTCACCACCCTGACCTAAAACGTCATCGATTTCATCCAATATTGAGTTTGTCATAGGCGTCGTTGACAAGTTAAAATCTTGCCTTACTCCACCTCTCAAAGTATCGCCAAAGTCGCCCCTCACAAGCCCTAAGTTAGCATTCCCAGTTTGCCTAGCGGCTGTATATAATTGGTCAGCTTCCCTTCTGGCTTGGTCTAATGACTTTACTAAAGTGTCTTGCACTTGAACGCCACCAAGCCCCCTTTCAGCAATCGGGCTTGCTCCACCAGCTAATCTTTCTTGGATTAGTGGCACGTTTTCTTGTATTGCTTGCCCTGCCTTATCCCTTGCCTCTTTTATAACTTTTTCAGCATCTGCGCCGTATGCACCTTTTTCTGCCAAGTCTTCGAATAACTGAGTACCTTTTGATCCTGTAACTTGTCCTGCTGTTAATGGTATTGGAGCTGGTAAAGATGACGCCTCAGCTAAGCGCCCAGCTTGTGTTGGATCAACGCCAGCACTAACTCTAGCTTGAAAATCTTGTGCCAGCTCTTTTGTAACTTGGTCTGGGTTTAATCCAGCTCTAGTTAGCATTGCCTTAATGCGTGGCTTCATTAGGCCATCTTCGCCAATAACTGATTTTGGGTTTTGCTTAAATGACTTTGCCACAAACTGTAATAATTCACCAACTTTAGCACCAGCCGCACCGCCACCAGCGCCAAACACTAGATCGCTAAACTGGTAATCGTCACCAGTAAGGTATGAGCTTACACCTTCGACTAAACCAGCCTCGGTTGCACCAATAGTCGCTCCACCTAACATCCTTTTAATTGGAGCGCCTAAGAATTGTAATCCTTTGGCAACAGGGCTGGCTAACGCCGCCGCGCCAGATCCAATCATAACATCAGTCGTGTCTAAGCCAGCAGGATTTGGATAGAACCTGTTGAATTGACCAGTTTCCTTGCCATCACGATAGACAGGCGCTGTGACAACCAGATTGCCATACTGATCCTTATCAAACGTAGCCTTTGGTAGAATGTTCTTTATGCCCATTTCTAGTCGGTCATCGCTTGCAGTAGTGGAAAGCAATGCAACTAACTTGGCACTCTTATCAGCAGGCAAACCTAAGTTTGCGTTAAACGCTGTCGGAATAAAGTCTTCGCGCTGTCCGCCCTTGAACCAATCAACAGTCTTTTCGACCATTCCTTTTGGTGTTTCTTTTTTTACTAAATCGCGTAGCACCCTTTTTATTTCTTCTTCGGGAGTATCTTCTGGGAAATAAATTGGTTTATCTCGGCCTTTTATGTATATTTCTCTCACTTTATTTCCAATTCGCGTGTATCTGGGTTATACTCTTCTCTGCCTTTTTTTTCTGGTGCGTCTATTCCATATTTTGATTTTAAAGTGTCCATCCTAGCTTCAATTTGCAACTTATCTTCAAGCTCTCTTATACGCTTATTCATTTCTGGCAACTTGGACATATCGCCTCCAGCGTCCATCCAATCATTTATAATTCTAGCTCTAGCAATGTTGAAGTTGTTCTTTTCTATCATAATGCCAACTATAGCTTGATTTGCCTCTTGTGAGTTAGTTAGCCTGCCCAAACCTTCAATCATGCCTTGGAATTCTATATCTGATGTAGAGCCAGAGCCTTCAACTCTTAATGTGGGTGCAACTCTCTTTATAATAGACTGCCTTAATGCAGAAACATCGTTGAATTCTGGAAACATTTCTGCAAATCTGCCAGCTATAGCCCCAGTTGGTGCTTCGCCTGCTAAGTCAAATAAAACTTTTAAATCCATATTAACTTCAGTTGCTTTAGCACCAGCCGACATTTGCGCGCCTAATTCCTCACCTTTAGCTCCATATATTTTCTCAAGAAACTTTTGGTTACCCTTTTCACCTAAATTTATCGTCGTACCAGATTTAATCTGAGCCAACGCCTCTTCATGGCTCATTCCTCTATCTCTCATAAACTTATAATTTTTCATTAAGTTTGTACTATTGTCTTTTGGCGCTTTTAATCTGTTTGCCGCAATCGCAGATAATACATTGCCAGCCGCACTTGGGTTAGCCCTAATTATTGCCGCCATGTCAGCCATGCCATTAGCTTCAAGATATTCAATTGTTTTATTTACATCACCAGCTTTAACTCTTTGTGCGCCGCGTTGCCTAATAGCCTCACCAGCTCTCAGCTCTGGCAAAATTAGTGGGTCTAATGCTTGTGCAAAATTTTCCAAGCCAGATAATCCTGTTGTGCTGGATCTCTGGTTAAACTTATCAAATAACCCAGCTAGGCCAGTTCTTGGCTGTGGCTGACCCTGCATCTGAGTTTGCCCACCGCCAGTTACCAGAGGATTAACTTGCTTTTGAATTACCTGTTGCTGTTGCACTGGGTAGTTTCTCTGCAAATTTGTTTCTTCTAGTGGGTTTCTACTTGGAAATCCTATCATTAGCTTCTTGCTCCCATTACATTAGCTCCGAGCTGTAAGTAGTTGAAAAGGCCAGGTTTCATGCTGTTTGTGGTTGACGATTGATTAGGTGTTGCGCCCAATGCCGCCAGTGGCGCAGATAGAGCCGCAAGTGGAGATCCAGTGTATCCTGCATATTGCGCCTTAGCCGCGTCAATAAGTGCCTGTTGCATTCCTTGTTGTAGAATACCTTGTTGCGCCTGCTGGTTTTGGATTGCTTGACCAGTGCCGAATGCCTGTTGACCTAATGCACCCATTTGGTTTGCCGCCTGTAATCTCGCTTGGTTAGCATTAGCTAATGCATTCTGGTTAGCCACTTGAGCCGCCATAGCTTGCGTTGCGCCAAACTGGTTTGCTTGGTTTTGCGCCGCTTGGTTTGCTAAATTAGC